ACTTTGCTCGCTGACATGACTGGTGACGGTATCACTGGTGACAATACTCTGGAAGGCAACGAAGAAGCCCTCCGCGCGTATGACATCACCATTGAGCTGGACCAGCTACGTTTTGCTAACCGCATCGCTGGCCGTATGACCGACCAGAAGACTGTAGTTAACTTCCGTGAGCAATCTCGCGACGCACTTGCTTATGCAATGGCTGACCGTTGTGACCAGTTGGCATTCTTGACTTTGTCAGGTGTTGCTTATACTCACAAAAACAATGGTGGTCTGCGTACTACTTCTTCTTCTGCTGGCCACGAGTTAGTAGATCTGGAGTTTGCATCAGACGTTTCTGCTCCAACTGGTGATCGTCACCGTCGTTGGGACGCTACTAGCGGTCTAGTTGCTGGTGACACTACTGCTGTCGCTGACGTTGACAAGATCGGCTACCGCACAATCGTAGAGTTGAAGGCTTATGCCAAAGACAACTACATCCGTGGTATCCGTGGTGCTGGTAACCAAGAAACTTTCCACATGTTCGTTACTCCTCAGCAGATGGCTGCTCTGAAGTTAGATTCTGACTTCCTAGCTAACGTCCGCAACGCTGGCGTTCGAGGAACTGGCAACAGCCTGTTCTCTGGTTCTGCTTCGTTGATGGTTGACGGTGTAATGATCCATGAGTTCCGCCACGTGTTTAACACTTCTGGTGCAACTACTGGTACTTCCTCTAACGCTGGCGCAGCTGGCTACAAGTGGGGTGCTGACGCTAACGTAGTTGGTGGACGTGCTCTGTTCTGTGGTGCTCAGGCTCTGGCACTGGCTGACATCGGTCTGCCTGAAATGGTTGAAGACACCTTCGACTATGGCAACCAGTCAGGTATCTCTGTAGGCAAGATCTTCGGTCTCCGTAAGCCTAAGTACAACAGCGACGTAAGTGGCTCTGTACAGGACTTCGGTGTTATCGCTCTCGATACTGCCCAGTAAGACTATCGCCCCCTCTACGGAGGGGGCTTTCTTTTATATAGGTATTAATCATGAAGATTGTAAGTAGTGAACCATTACGAGTCACAACCCTAGGCGGTACAGCAGTTTTATTTGAAGCAGGTGTACCCAGAGAAATCGCCGAAGAGATCGGCTTACTAGCCATCCAAATGGGCGCAAAGGAATACAACGCTAAAGTTGTTGAAGAAGAGGCGGCTGAGGTCGTCGAGTTCGAAGAAGAGATCGTTGTACAAGAACCCGTACAACTTGATGAAGAGCTCGTTACCTGTCTCGAAAAGATGATGGATGAAGGTGATCCAAAGAATTTTAAAACCGATGGCTATCCGAAAGCAGCGGCTGTTAATAAAGCGCTTGGTAGAACGGTTGATACTGATGCCCGAGAAGCCGCTTGGGAATCAATACTTAACTCATAGGTATACAAGATGTCAGTAACAGTCCAAAGCGTTGTCGATAGAGTTCAAGCGGTTTTACAAGATACTACTGGCGTCAGATGGCCCGTTACTGGCGAGCTTGTTTTGTGGATCAACGACGCACAACGTGAGATTGCACTCCTAAAACCTGATGCTAGTGCTGTAAACACCACTGTCACGCTCGCCACAGGCACAAAACAAGAGATCCCATCGGCGGGTAACAGGCTGTTAAAGGTTGTTCGCAACATGTCTGCCGCTAGCGGTGGTACAGGAGCACGTGCAATTAGGCTTGTAGATCTTGCTGTCTTGGATTCGCAGAGCCCTAATTGGCACGACCCATCTGTATCAGGCGATGCGGCTCATACAAATGTCGTTAAACACTACTCGTATGAAGAGTCCAACCCGAGAAATTTCTACGTCTACCCTGGGGTGAGCGGTAACGCTTATGTTGAGTTAGTTTACTCGGCTAACCCAGCGACAGTTGCGTTATCGGACAATCTGTCCGTCCCCGACATATTTGCTAATGCAGTAATGAACTACGTCTTATACATGGCTTACATGAAAGATGCTGAGTTCGCAGGTAACCAACAACGCGCGGGAAGCCACTACCAGTTATTTACTGCATCGGTCACGGGCAAAGGCCAAATAGACGCGATTACTAACCCAAACATTGAACGCAGAGCGCAAATGGGAGCATAAAGTATGGCGATCACTTATGAGGCGCTACTCCCCGAAATACTACCGATGGTTCCTGGGTGTCCCGACACTTTAATAGAGAGCAACATTCGGTCAGCAGTAGTTGAGCTTTGCGAGCGCGCAAATGTGTACCAAGTAGAGCTCGATCCAGTTACCACTGTTTCTGGTATCTACGAATACGATTTAGAGACTCCAGCTGGGACATCTGTCCGAAGAATTCTTTGGGTCACACACAAGGGTAAAGATTTAGAGCCTCTAACCACGACCCTGCTTGAGCAGCGTCTGCCCAAATGGCGTGAAGAGTCGGGCGTCCCTGAGTATTTCGTACAGAAAACCTCCGAGACTTTTTTGTTAGCACCTATCCCAGCTGACACCCTTGTAGGTAGCACGATCGTTAGAGCTGTTCTCAGACCAACACACACGAGCACAGCCTGCGATAACGATGTTATGAACGACTATCGAGACACGATCGTTAACGGAGCTTTATTCCGGCTATTAAGAATCCCAAACAAGGACTGGTCGGACCTACAGAGCGCGTCAATTTATGGGCAGTTATTCAATCAAGGTGTCACCGATGCAGAACGCAGAGCGCGTAATGCAGACACCGCAGTTCGCAGGAGCGTGAAATATGGCGGTATGTCAGGACCTTGGCGCACAAGGCGTCGACGCTACGGTAACGGAGGATAAGCCGACTTTTGCCCAAGTGCGTGAAGAATGGGTTTGGGTTAAACGCGGTATTGAAGAGATTTTAGCTGAGCAACCTCAGCTTACGTTTAGACCAGAAGACGTATATGCGGCTTGTCTAAACGGGGAAGCCCACCTTTGGATAGCACCAGAGGGCTTTGTAATCACCACCGCTGAGGTGGATGAGTTTACAGGGGCAAAGACATTTTTACTTTGGTTGGCATGGGCCAAGAACCGCGGACAAAGTTGCGCGATTAAGTACCTCCCATTTTTTGCGGAGCTAGCCAGAGAAAACGGTTTCAAGAACATCGAAACCAGAACGCCTGTAACAGCTTTAGAAGATTACTTCTTAGCTGAAGGTTGGAAAAAAGACACTGTGGTTTATACGAGAGAACTGTAATGAGCAGCAAACCTAAGAAGCAAGACTACAAACCGTCAGCCGCAGAAATCGCGTCGGCGGCGGTGGCCAAAGCTGAGAAGGACTACTTCAACGTTCAATACGACCCGCTGTTGAAAAAGATGCGAGATGAGTCTTTGAATGAAAGGGTTGATAAAACTCTACGTGCACGTGCGAACGCCGACACGTTCCAGACTCTTGCGGCAAAAGCTGATTATGACCTCGCGGCATCGGGAGCGGATGGCGGCGATTTAGCACAAGCGTACCAAGCTCAGTTAGCGGATGCCGATCAGGCTGCGATCGATATCCGAAACAAGAAACAGCTCGGCGTACTCGGCGTTGCTCGAGGGCAAGCTGGTGACGCGCAAAGCGGCATGGGTGCCGCGGCCAACATGGGCGCATCAAGGGTATTGACCCAAGCCAAAGCTAAGCAAACAGAACGCGCTGCGAAAACAGCGGCACTTGGGCAGATTGCTACTTCTGCAATCGTACAAGGTGCGAAGAACATGAAGACCAAAGGTAAAGACGCCAAAGGTAACGAGGTAAAAGGCTCATTCTTTACTCCGGTTAATAAAGACGGTTCAAAAGTCCAAGGTTTCGGTAACCGTTTAAGCCACACCGATTATTTCGGTACCAACCCACTACCTGAGTAAGGAGCATCGATATGTCATATAACGCGCTTGGAAGTTATCGAGGTTACGGAAATTACGGTGGTCGGGACTATGTTAATACCCTGCAAACCGTATCGGACCCCGATGCAACTTATGCCCAGATGACTCGTGATGACTACAACAGGTATGTACAGGATTACCGGCCGTTTGAAGAGAAGCTCTTAAAGCAAGCGCAGACTGACACTACCCTTATAGATTCTGCACGGGAAAACTCGGAAATCGCGTCAGGCTTAATGACGGGAGTCGTAGCACGTAATGCTGAGCGTTACGGAACTAATCTAACCCCCGCGCAGCTTCAAGAGCAGGCGCGTAGCTTGGAGCGAGCAAATACTCTTGGTGCAGCTCAATCAATAAACGACGCGCGAATTGCACAGACAGAAACTAACCAAGCGGCTATTGCTGACCTTGTAAACATTGGACAAGGAGTCAACCGCTCTTCCTTGAGCCAGATGCAGGGAGCGGCTCAATCGGCCACCCAGCGTAAGAACGCGTACGACTCAGCGAAGGCCGCTTCCAAGGCACAAACTTACAGCACGATCGGCGGCTTAGCATCTGCCGCGATCTTTGCGTTCGCATTCTAAGGTAACTCAATATGTCAGTATGGGACGGAACACTAGCAGCACTAACGACGGCGAAAAACGTTACTGATCAGCAGTACAACAGAAACCGTCAGAGAGTTTCTCTTGGTATTGCTCGTGAGCAACAAGACAACGCGAACGAGGTGCATCTGAATAAGCAGAGAGTTGTTGATGCCCAATCAACAATCGGAAAGGTTGATGCTTACCTTGGTGCGCGAACAACAGCTTGGAACCAGACCGACTCTGACAAACTCATCGATGGGCGTATGGATATTGTTGTCGATATGTTCAACAACTCGCCCACGGCTCAATCTATTTTAAGAAGTGAGCTTGATGACGGCACTAAAGTCCCCTCAAAGATTACTCGATTTATCGACAACGGTAACGGCACGTACGGCGCTATGGTTATGTTGGAAGGCGCTCGAGAAGAGGTCCCGCTAACAGAATCCCGAAATGCAGACGGCACATCAATGGCTGTAGTGTTTGATAGAGATGATCTTAAAAAGCACGTTACCTCACGCTACCAAGAAGCTGTTGCCCTAGGTGGAAATGAAAACACCGCGACGATGATGAGTAGCAGAGAGGCGGTACAGGCGCTCGAAGCTAAACAAAAAGTCTTAGACGCAGCTTCGGTTCAGATTAGTAAGCAGAGTGATCTGTCTGCTTTCGCGTCAGAGATTGACAAGATCGACGTGGAGGAGCCAGGGGCTTTAGAGGCTTTGTTGGGTGCTTACAAAGCTATCGGTGGAGATGAGAACGAGTTAAGAGAGACTTCAGAAGCTAATGCACTTGAAGCGTGGAAGAAAGCAAATCCCCCACAAAAAGGCGCTGAAGAAGGTGATCAATATCCTGCTGGATCATTGGCACAGAGACTTACTGATTCAGGGCTTACAAAAGAACGTTGGAATGAGCTGAGCCAAGAAGAAAAGGACACCGTCGTTGAACGCTTAAACAGCGGTCAAGACATGAGCAGAATCTGGGATGCTACAGCTGGCCGCGTAGCAGCGGCTACCAGCGATGCCATGAGCATGCCTGGGAAAGCGATCGGTAGCGCTTATGACAGCTTCAAAACAAGTGGAGTCGGCAGATTCTTCGGAATGTCTGACATTGATGAGTTTGCTAAAGACTCACCTAACTATGATGAGGCTAAAGAGGCTAACGAAGCTGAGATCGATCAGCAACGCGTACCTGTTACCTCTGATCGTGTTACTCAAATGTTTGAAGGTTCACCTGAAGAACCATCTCAGGGAGGCCAAGTGCCGAAAGGGACTGGCGTTAGTGGCCGACAGGTTACCTACAATGATCCTGTAATTGCTCCACCACCATTCGAGCTCACAGCTGGGAACGTTAAAGAGGCCATTCTTAGCCAAACCACCCAGCCGACCGAAGAGCAGAAGCAAGGTATCAAGACGTTCTTGCAGAATCGCGGCATAGATACCGAGGCACAGTTGGAAGAAGCCGTTAGAAAAGGTGAAGTTAATCGCGACGAGCTGGAAATGATGGCTTGGGTCTTAGGTTCAACAGCTGAAGGATCAACCAAAGATAAGGCGGCGTTAGCACAGAAGATCGAAAACTTAGCATTCCGCGGCGATCAAGACGTTGGCACATTACAACAAGCTCAATTGGATTCTGCGAAAGCACAAGGTGTTGCGGCGCTGCGAACTGCACAAGTTAAGCGCGATGAACTGAACTTTAAGTTGAAAAAGTTTGATATAGAAGCGATGCCTGAAATTCTTAAAGCAGGTGATGCTTCCCTCGATAAGGTTTACGCCATCATGGGCGCTAAAGTCGATGGTGAGTGGAGCGCCGAAGGGTTTAAGGGTAATTATGACGAAGCCGCTCTGAAGATTGGCCGAGAGATCTCCGCTTTCATACCTAAGATTAAGCTCGCACAAGGCGGTACATCCGGTGCGGCTGGTATGCAGTACCTCAATTTGATGCTCGACCAATACCTACAGGCCAAAGTGAACTCAGACGTAGGCCAATTTGGTGAGAAATACGCTGATTTTTTCCGAAAAGACGCAGATGGATCGTTCTCGTTTGACCTCTCTGCTGTACGAATTGGTCAGGTGAAAAACGGCAAACCCTCAGTTATCTCTTACGTGGATCAGGAAGGTGTGCGTAGCGAGTCTGTAAATATTGAAGATCTACAAGCGGACTCCAAGATCGTTGCTAATTTGCTTGTAAAGGCGGCGTTGGCAAACGAAGAGTTATCTAAACAAGCCACTAAATAGAAGGTAACTGCGTGTCGAATCTCGGAGTCCGTAACAATAACTGGCTAAACATCCGCTACAACCCAGCTAATGATTGGCAAGGTCAGACTGGTGGAGACGATAACAACTATGCGATTTTTGATGATCCCGTAAGTGGTTTGCGTGCGGCTGACATAGTTCTAAAGAACTACGGAGCCAAGCACGGTATCGATAACCTAAATGAGGCAATATTTAGGTTTGCTCCGCCAGAAGATAACAACCCCACGCCCGCCTACGCTAAGTTCGTAGCGGACAAGATGGGTATCAACCCCGATGACAAGATTGATCTAAGTAACCCCGATACTCGCGAAAGAATGATCGCGGCGATGGTGCAGTTTGAAACTCCAGATGCTACTAGCATGTATACGCCGACCTTATTGTCTCAAGCGAGGGGTTTAAGTAATACCCAAACTAATACTCCGGCTACCGAAGAAGACGCTATATCTAAGTTTTTTGGTCCTCAGATTAAAAGCACGGGAGACACAGCGGCACAAGATTGGGTGGCGCAATTTGTAAACGCCCCCGCATCACAGGCCCCTGTGCCTACCACACAAGCTGTTAACGAAGCGGCGTACAACTCAGGTGCAACATCTACTGATGCTGCCTTGATGGGTGAAGTCTACTCTATGGGGACTACAGGAGGCGTTACAGCTGATAACGTCGACCAAGTTGCATCTACCCCGATCGGCCCAACGGGTACCACCGACTTAATCACTACGTTCCGTCGGGGTATGGCGCAAGGCGCTGAGCAAACACTTTCAGACTTTGCATATTTCGGGGCGGCAATAGATGCACTACAAGGTGATAAAGCTGAATTAGCTGACTCTATTGAGAATGCACGTATTTCAGAAGAGTTTGCGGGTATACCTTTAGCTGGCATGGAAACGTTCGGTGAGTTCTTAGATGCACCAACAGTTGGAGGCTTTCTAGATCAAGTTTCTGCTGGAACAGGTCAGCTAGTTCCAAGCGTAGTCAGCTCAATATCTGGTGCTGGCGTTGGCTCTTTGGCGATGTTGTTTGGTAAAGAGGCCCTTAAAGGCGCTAGCAAGCATGCCGTAAAGAACATCGTCCAAGACTCTGTAGAAGCGGCCGCTAAGAAACAGGCGACACCAGATCAACAGAAGATTGCACAAGCCGCGTACGAAGCGTTGCAAGAAGCGCATGTTATCCAACGAGATAAGTTTTTACGCAATCGTTTAATGAAACGTGGCGCGCTTGGCGGCGCTGGGGCCTCTGAATTTGCCCCTCTAACGGGGTCTAACGTTGGGGAGGCTTTGGAGTCAGGTCGCGAACTTGATCGGGCAAACGCATTGCGCGCAATGGGCGTGGCAGTTCCACAAGCAGCTATCGGTGTTTTGGGTGAAGCAGGTTTAGTTAGCCTTATAAGCAAGCAAGCTGCTAAAAAATCCACTGGCCCAGATTCAGTAATGGGTCGATTAGCTACTCAATTCGGTGGGCAGTTTATAAAAGGTGGTGCTCTTGAGGGCACTGCTGAACTCGCACAAGAAGAGCTAGCAATCCGAAACCGTATGTCTATGGACGATACGTTTACGGACGCAGACGCAAATCTCCGTAGATTAAACGCAGGTTTTGTCGGTTTCTTTGGAGCTGGTTCTTTAGCAGGCAGTACTGGCCTTGCAAGGCAGACACTAGCTGAAGTTGGCGACAGTAATATCATTGGTGCGGGAGCACAGGTCGCTGAGAAAGCCTTAAATATGGTCGACTCCATAAAGGAGACGATGACGCGTGCGCAAACAACTGCAGAAACTGCCGATGTAGATCCAGATCAAACCTCTCAAGAATCCGAACAAGATATCAATGCGCAGCTACGAGCCATGCTCAATAAAAGTAGCTCCAAAGAAGCGGTATGGATTGCGGGTGCTGAGCCTGACTCTCGTTACGCAACACGCACTACCCCTAGGGCCATTACGATTAATGGTGAAGTGGCATACGCAGCTTTTGTACCAGGGCGCGGAACGATCATTTCTCAAGACATAGATGTCGTTAGAAATGTTGTTAAAGGGCAAGCATCTGATTCAGTTCTTGCATCTGCCTTGGGGTACAGCAACGCAAAAACTGGACAAGAGACGCACGTTTATCGCGTATATGACGAAGACGGTGGAATTGTTTCCGAAGAGGCAGTGACGCTCGATCCGGACGCCGTTAAAGCGGCCAAAGCTGCCGCTGAAAACATTATGCCTGACGGTGGGCGCGTTGAGTTTATGTCTATCGAAGAAGGGTTGGCTGATCGTGCACGCCGAGCAGACCCAGATATACGTTTCATGGAGGATGAAGATGCCGACATCATGGAACAGGATCAAGATACAAACGAGCAAGTTGGTGACAACGAGTTTGAACCCGAGGTACGCGTTCATACCTTCGTAAACAACGGGAAGGTATTTGAAAGCTATCAGGGAGTAGATGGTGACAATACTTTCGAAGGGATTGATGAAGCTCGCGAGAACTACAAGAGTATGTTCGGTGAAACAGACTTCAGTAATCCTCTAAATGCTCGTATGAGTAAGAGCCTGCTTAACACCGCTTCCAAGCTCCAAAAGGCCAATCCAGATCAAATAGTAACGGTTCGCCCAAATGCAGATGGCACGTTCCGCATTGAAATTGAAACCACGCCTGAAACCCAGATGGTTAGATTTCGAGACGGTAAAGGCGAAGAACAAGAACTATCTATATCGCAGTTCCTTACCCGCTCTTTGAACAAGGCGGCACAAAGCCTACCCAAATTCAGAACAGTTAATGTTAAAGCCCCTGACAGGGAGAAAGCAGTAGCAGTAAACCCTGTTGACCTCATGAACTCAGGCCGTCGCATCGTTGAGTCTAACGACCCAGCAAGCGGGTTTATGGGTGGCGGCGCATTTCAGTCTTCTCAGCAAGGCATTCTTGCAATGTTGGGTGAGTTACAGATGCGTGGTTACGAGGTAGATATTCAGGGTGTACCGCTTCAGACCATCATGGAAGCTCTGAATAGTGGCAAGGGTCTAGATGACGCGTACGGCAACATTGTCCTTGCATTTGATGGCGGTGGTAAGCCAATTCGTTTGAAGTCGCTTTTAAAGAACTACGTCCCTGGCAAACCTGACCAGCGACCCACGCAGTTTATTCGAAATCTCAAACTCCTAGGCCAACCATTCGTTATCAAACTCGGACGAAAGTTGCGTAGAGCTCAAGTCATTGAAGTCGATGAAAGTGATATTCGGAAGTTGCGCCCCCCGCGCGTAAAGACAGAGGCTTTGTACGAGGCGTACATTAAACAGATCACGAAACTCGCCAGAGAGGATTTAGATTTCATTATCGGCCAGCTGACTCCACAGGAGCGCGCTGACCTAAAAGTAAACGAGTTGACCGAAGAAGAGCTTGTCGAAGTAACTCCAAATTCGCCTGTACAGCAATCTCAAAGATTAGTTACAGATGACTTCGTAAATGACGTACGAGTAGTCGAAACGTTTGGGCAGCAACAGGAGTCAGGCGGTTTAGCTGGTATTAGCGGCGACGAAAAACCTAGCGAGCTGATAGAAAAACTGCGGTCTCTACCCGAAGACGAAATCGTCAGAATTGGTGAAAGCCTTGTCGAGCAAGGTTTGTATGAGCTACCAGAAGTAGAGAGACCAACAGAACGGCGCGACGTAAGTCCTAACCAAGGACCATTTGATTCGTTTCAAGACCGCGAGGATAACCCTAACCCTACACCCCTAGAAGCAGGTCGTTCTGGGCCATTCGATAATGTTGAATTAGAAAAGGACCCCGAGACCGAAAATAGCCCGCTGGCTCGCGCGCACTTTCAGCAGATAACAAGGTTACTGACTAAGCCAGAAACGGCTACACGTGTCCGCGATAACATTAGACGTATACAGGTTATTGATGTCTTCCCAGAGCCACGTCTTGTGACGCGAGAAGAAGCTCAAACGCTAGAACAAGAGCAAGGTGATCCGCTTGAGCCATACGACATGGCTGCGAACAACGCGCGCACGGAAGATGGTATCCCCCTCACTACACTGAATATTGAAGATGAGCGCAATGTAAATAGCACTCAAAACAGGCCGCTGGGTCGAGCTCCAACTACGGGCCCAGAGAGCGATAGAAAGCCGAAACCTAAATTAAACCTTGTGGGGGCTGTTACTTTCCCATTTGAAGGTGTGAGCGAAACAGTTAGTGCCTTAACAAGGCGTTTGTCTCGCAAGATCAAACTCCAGACACCTATTGCAGTAATAGGTCTCAAAGGCTTCCAAGCTGCTACGCGCGATCAGATTGCGGCCCTGATACCAGCTAAACAAAAGAAGACCGCGAACGGCAAGATAGCGATGAAAGCCCTAGAAACGCTTGATCTAACAGATAAGAAAGCGGTCGGCGCGTTTATCCGTAAGGCTGAAAAAGACGGCCTGCTTGATAAGGGTTATGCCGCACAGGTTCGTAAAGTAAAGAGTGACGCAGTATTGGGCCACTCTGCAGTCAGACGCGCGGCGTACGAAGCGCTCGCGCCGATTACTAACTCAACACTTGTGGCTGAAAAACTAGCTAATCACTTCGTAGACTCGTTCGGTAAGCCAAACCGAAAAGGCTTCTTTAAAGGGTTCGAAGGTGGTGGCGTAGTTATGGTGAATGACTTACACGTTACTAACGAAGCAGCTCAAGCTATGGCCGCGGCTCATGAGATTGGCCACGCAGTCTTTCGCGAAGAGTTAAATGGGACACTGCAAAACCCAGCAATTCTAGGACGACTGTCAGAACGGTTTATTCGAGACAGAGCCAAGAAAGGCTCGACAAAACAGTACAAAGGTAAATTCGGTTTCGAAGAGTGGTACGCAGACCAAATAGCTGCGTGGATCAAGAAAGATATGACTAAAGACAAGCGTGGTGCTAAGAACGCTGTCGATAGCCACTTTAAAAGAATCGCCAATCGCTTTAAGCAGTTATGGCGCGATGTGAAAAACAGCGCGATCTTCCGTCGAACAAATACGGTGGCCCCTGAGTTTAGTACTTACATGGACTCAGTTATGGAAACCCGTGAGGGTACGCGTGAGGTAGTTGCTAACCCGATCTATGACGACGATGGAAATATGGTCGGATCTGCGTCGGCTATGGGAGCGTCACAGCCTACTACTGAACAAGCCCAAGAACAGAGGGATGAGCTTGCTAGACAAGGCGCACAAACTGTTCGCCGCCGTAAGCAAGCTAAGAAAAACTTTACCCCTAGAGATGAAGATGGCCTGTTAGCCGCTATTGCCGCTCGAGGTGGGATAAGCCGTGAGTCTGTTGAAAGAGATGGCCTAAGAGATTATTACCGAGAGCGCGTCGGTAGTAAGTTTGTTTTTACTAATAATGGCTTGTCTATTGACGATATGTTTACCGCGTTGCAAGAAGCTGGTTGGTATAACCAGAACCCTAAAGGCGCACCAAACACGCAAGGTGGGAACGATTTGCTATCGGACTTGGTAGACGCACTACAACAAGGACAAGAAAACCCTTTCTACACACCTCCGAAAGCTGACCTCGACCCGCGTTTCGAGGAGCGTATGCAAGAGCAATACGAAGCAGCTACAGGTGGTGGTCAAGGTGGCGGAACACCACCCCCACCCCCGCCTAACATTGATGGCATGCCAGAGCCCGACGAGCCTCCGTTTGAGCAGAAAGCGTTTGTCAAAGCCATCAAAGAGCAGATTAACATTGAGACTGGTGCCGCCGCGCTCGAGGCAGAGTTTAGAAAGTTCTTGGAAAACTTTAGTCGAGAGTTCGCGAACAATAATCCTTGGGCAACTCAGATATTGGGAATTATAAGAACTGCGGATGGCATGCTCCGGATGGTAGGTGGTGACGAGTTAGCAGACCTCTTCTACGTAAGATCTTTTGACAGAAGCGGATTGGGTTTTGCGCAAGCAAGACAGTTAGCGCGGGATAAGTGGCGTGCTGGTTTATTTGAGGTTTTGGGTAAAGATTGGACTACTGACGAAGTACAAGATGCTCTGAAAGAAGCGCAAAGCAGTACTCCCACTAGCGAACTTAAAAATCCGAAAGCCGTTGCGGTTAGAAATTATTTGCAACGTATGCATGAGGACTACATAGCTCCATCTAATTCAGAGATCGACTTCCGCGAGAACTACTTCCCAGTACTCCTCGAGCTCGCGGAAATTGCCGCTGACCCAGATACATTTATAGAAATGGTCGTCGAAGCGAACAATGCTGCTGGCGTCGAAACTGACATGAAGGCATTGAAAAAGTCAGTCAATCGCCTTGTGAAATACCAAGCCGTTGTTGATCAGGGTGGCACACCGGAAAGCGAGGACATACTTGACCCTGGGGCTGTTGCTGAAGCTTCAATTGAGCTAACTAAAAACATAGATAGAGGGTTACTACGCGATACCGGATATCTGATGGACCCAGAAGTAGCGTTAATGAAATACGTGGATAACGTTACTAAGCGCGTTGAATGGAACAGAGCAATGAAAGGCCCTAACGGCGAGGACAAGCTAGGGGCTTTACTTGAAGAAATGACGCCGCGCGAGAAGGAAGTAGCCCAATCCGTGATAAATGCCTATGTAGGTAACGTTACTCACTTATCGCCGTTCTGGCGAAAGACGAATAGTTATCTGGCAACCATGAACCTTGTAACTCTACTGCCATTTGCCACGTTAGCCTCGATACCTGACTTTGCTGGCTCTATTGTGCAGACCAGAGAGTTCAAAGGTTTTGGTATGGCCGCTAAAGAAATAGTGAACCAGATTCAAAACAGGGAGCAAGCTAAACGACTCGCAAATGACATTGGCGTGGTAATGCCAGAAGCAGCGGCTAATGCGTGGATGTCACAAGCCGATAGCGACATGCTTGACCCGACGGCTCGTCAGGCTACTGACAAGTTCTTCCAATGGACGGGCCTACAGTTCTTAACAACGCTGTCTCGAGAGTTTTCGACGGGTATGGGTAAGCAGTTCTTAATTGAGCACGCCTATCACCCAACCGAGCGATCAGAGAGATATCTAAACCAAATGGGCGTCACAGCTGAACAAGTGCGCGCTTGGAATGAAGGCGACCAATCTTTCACTACTGAAGAAGGTGAGGCAGTAAGAGCGGCGCTCCAACGATTTGTTGAAAGCTCTGTATTACGCCCCAACGCAGGTGAGCGCCCTATATGGGCTTCAGACCCGCGGTTTGCACTAGTTTGGCAGCTAAAGTCATTTATCTACGCATTCAACAAAGTAATTCTAGACGGCGTATTGCGCGAAGCACATACAAGAACTTTTGAAGGGAAAGGCTTTGTTGCGGCAATGGGCCCACTAATGGTTCTTACAATGGCGGCGTTTATGCCACTTGCGGCTCTTGGATTAGAGCTACGTGAATACGCAAAAGTGGGACTTTCTTTTGCGCTACCAGGGATTGATGGCAGCTTTAGGTACTTACGATCGGATCAAATGGATTATGGCACCTACTTTATAGAGTTATTTAGCAGAGCTGGTCTGGATGGCCCTCTTGGAATGCTGACTATGGCTCAGCGTTCTGGTGATTGGGGCGGCTCAGCACTAGCAACAATGCTCGGCCCAACAGCTGAGCTTGTAGATAAAACGTTGCGGGACGGCCCGATAGATGGCGCATGGTCTCGTATGAACTCTCCGCAAGAACAAGCTGGCGTCATATTAGGCGTTGGAGCGATCGCGAGGACCGTACTATGAGCATATTTACAGCGTTACTTGGCCCTGTTGCAGATTTAGGTAAGACCTACCTAAGCAACAAGGCCGCAGAAAAACAGGCTAAACACGAAGCCAAAATGAACGTTATCCAGAACGACGCAGACTGGGAAGCGAAGATGGCAGACGCTTCTGGCAGCTCGTGGAAAGACGAGTTTTGGACTATAATATTAGCTGTGCCAATATTCATGGTCGGCTACGCAATCATAGCCAATGACATGACGGTTGTAGATCGTGTGCGTCAAGCATTCTCAACGCTTAACGATCTGCCTGAGTGGTATCAGTACCTGCTATTTATCGCGATCTCTAGTTCGTTCGGAATTAAGGGCGCATCGAAACTTATGGGAATGCGCAAATGACCGACCCTGAAACAAACCGGCGGTTCGACCGTCTTGAAGTAAAGATCGACAAGCTGACTGAAGTACTGACTAACGTCGCCCGTGTCGAAGAAAAGCTGATAGGTACAGACGCACGCCTTAAGCGCCACGAGCATCGTCTCGACGAGAACGAGAAGAAGATCGAAGAGGTTGAAGGCGAAGTCAGGACTAACAGTCAGGTCGTAAAGGTCGGGCAAGGCATCGTTGCATCAATTTGGGCTGCTTTGGTGGGCGCAGTTGTTTACATGTTTAGGGACTAGTGATGTTTAAGTATTTCAAAATTACGGACTTTGACTGCCAAGAGACTGGTGAGAACCAGATGTCTGAGGCGTTTATACATCGTTTAGACGAGCTAAGAGAGGCTTGCGGTTTTCCCTTCTACATAACGAGTGGGTACAGAAGTAAAGATCACAGTATTGAAAAAGCCAAGTCAAAACCAGGAATGCACGCCACTGGGCTGGCCGCAGATATAGCTGTACAAGGCGGCGTACAGCGAAGACTACTGGCCGAGAAGGCACTTGAGCTTGGCTTTGGAGGCGTTGGCGTAGCCAAAGGCTTTGTTCATGTGGATATCAGAGACACTACTCCGGTCCTCTGGTGTTATTAATGGTGTACAAGTATTAGCGTAGCTAATATAATCAACAAACCTATAGGTAGACGAAATGGCGTATTTACAGACACTAAAATTAGTTACAGGCGACACGCTACCAGAGCTGACTTTCACGTTGAGAGACAGCCAAACCGCCGCGTCAGGCAAAACGCTCGATAGCAATGACAGCACAACCTGGGCTCCTATCGATGTTACAGGTGCCTCAGTCAAATTACGCCTCAGAGAATTAGGTAGCACTACTGTTAAATCAACACTTACATGCACCGTATCTGATGGCACAAATGGCAAAGTTATTACTGATTTCCCAGCTGGCACTTTAGACACCGCTGGCACATTCGAGGGTGAACTGGAGATCACTTTTTCAAGCGGCGGCATTCAGACCGTGTATGACCTGATCAAGTTCAAAGTACGGAGTGACTTTGACTGATGGCGAACAAGGTCGACATTACGTTTCTCGAGCCTAGCGCCGACGTTTCTGT